AAAAGCCAGAGTTGCTAGAACAGACGCAATCAAAGAAGTAATCGAACTAATACAGACACACCAAAACCTATGGTTTAGTCAATCACTAAACATCGGCTCAGGAACTTTCTGGGCTAACAAAGCACAAACAGCACAATCTTTAGTAACAGAGATAAGGAAACTGCAAGCATGAGCGAATGGAAGAAAGCAGAAGCACTAGCAAAGAAATACGCTAAGGCAGGTATCCAATTGACAGAGGCTGAAAAGAACAGACTCGCTTACCTAAAGAAACAACATGACTTAGGCAAAGAGATAAAGACTAAAAACAATGGCTAACTCAGACTTCGACATTGACCTCAAGTTCGGACAGCAAGGCGAAGCTACAGTAGCCAACATACTGAGCATTGAGACAGTAGAAGTTAAAAGAGATAAGCGTTGGAAAGACACAGGCAATCTATACATAGAGACCGAATGCTGGTACAACGCAACCCAATCATGGCAAATGTCAGGGCTTAGTGTTTCTAAAGCCACACACTATGCATTCGTACTAGAGCGCATGGTCGTACTACTAACCATTGAAGACCTAAAGGCTGTAGTGCAAAGCAGAGGCAAAGCTATTGAATGTAAGATTGAACCCAACCCATCAAAGGGTTATCTAATCAAACTGTCACACATAGCAGAGCACCAAGCAGGATGGATGTCTAATGGCTGACTGGCATAGTAGCAAAGAATGGGCTAAGGCTAGAGCCTACGCTAAGACCATACTCGAACCAATCTGTGTGAGATGTAACAAAGACCTTGAGGGTAACGACTGGACCATAGACCACATGATAGCCAGTGACCCACCTAACCATGACATCAGCAACCTACAATCCATGTGTCGCAGATGTAACGGATACAAGCAAGACAAAGTATTAGAACGCATAACGTGGACTAATGACAGATGGCAATAGCATAGAAAGATGAGCCATCAGAAAGCCCTATCATCCCTTGTCCGAGGTGGTAGGGTTTTTTCTATGGGTGCTGTTTCATCCCACGCAAGTCGCTAAATTGTTACACAATAGGCAAATTATTCAGAGAGAGAGTTATGAATGGTTAGAGATGCATTAGATAAATGGTTGCAAGGTTTAGAACTAGGACTGGACCAGAAGATTTTAGCCTTAATCTGTCTGGCACTAGCTGAGGACTTTGACACTAAGGCAAACACTTCGACTGCTGCTGAACTTCGCAAGACTTACCTTGAGTTAAAACGCTCACTTGGAGACCAAGGCGTAAATGACCCACTTGAGGCAATTCTTAAACGATGAGCAAATCACTTCAGCGCAATCTGCGCTACCCGGCAATATACACGAAGCCACTGAGCAAGAACTTCCCTACTGATGGCGACAAACTTATCGAGTTAGTGAATCTGGCTTGGAAGTCTCCTGAGCAACCTGAGGGCTTGCAACTTGACGAATGGCAGAAGTGGCTATTGAGACATGTCTTGGAGCGTTACCCATCTAACCATCCACAGTACCCGAATCAGCTGAGGTGGAGGCAATGCGTAATCAGCCTTGGTCGCCAAAACGGAAAATCGTTACTTGGAGCCATCCTCGGAATCTACGGGCTTTTACTACACAATCAAGGTGCTCAAGTTATCTCTCTAGCATCATCCACTGACCAAGCACGAATCATCTATTCGAGAGTTTTGTTTACTATTCAGCAAAATGAGTTCCTTGCTAAAAGATTTAAAAAAGCAACTGAGCAGAGAGGTATTCTTACTGCTGATGGTTCTGGTAGATACGATGTCAAGGCTGCTAAGGAATCGGCTCTACAGGGAATCAGTATTTCATTATGTCTCTTTGACGAATTGCACCTAGCGAAAAAAGGTATGTGGACTGCTGCAGTTCTTGGTACTGCCCAACGTAAAGACGGAATGGTTATTGGTATTACTACTGCTGGCGACCAGTCAAGTGAAACACTCATAGATTTATACAAGATGGGAACTGCTGCTGCTCAGGGCGACCCAGAGTTAGAGCGTTTTGGTTTCTTCTGCTGGCAGGCTCCAGAGGGTAGTCAAGTGGATGAGCCTTTAGCATTGAAGATGGCTAACCCTAGTATTGACGCTGGAAGATTGGACTTGAACACTGTTCTTTCTGATATCCGTTCCATCCCTGAGCATGAGGCTAGACGCTATCGCTTAAATCAGTTTGTAGCCGGGACTGCTCAATCTTGGATAGCATCTGACCTCTTTGCTAAAGCAGCAGGTGACGGAATCACGAAACAGGAAAATGTAGTTCTATCTGTGGACCGTACTAAGAACTGGGAGTACGCAACTATTGCAGCAGCTAGAAAGTGTGAAGACGGAACTTATGAAACTGAGTTAGTGGACACTTATGCTAATGCCACTGAGAGGGTTCTTTACAATCGAATTAGAGAATTGTATGCCAGAGGTTCGATATCTGCAGTTGCTGTGGATGACCGGCAGTTGCCTAATCTGGCTAAATTGCTAAAGGCTGATGGTTTACCTGTTTGGCAGTTATGGACTAAAGAAATCTCTAGTGCCTGTTCAACTGTTTATTCAATGTTCTCAACTGGCATAGTCAAACATCGTAATGACCCTTTACTCCAGCTACAGTCACCTAAAGGCATCGCTAAATACACTGGTGAAACTTGGCTGATTAGTCGCAAAGAATCTCTGGGTGATGTGGACGCTCTTATGGCGACAGTTATGGCTCTGTATGTTTCTGCGACACACCAAGAATATGGTTTGCAAGTGTTTTGACTTTGTCGTATGTGTGTTATAGGTTGCTAAGTAATGGCGACCCTTTGGCAACGCATAACAGGCAGAGATGTTGAATCACGTTCAGCAACTCCAGTTTGGCCTACCCGTTCTGATTGGTCCGTTGGCGTAAATGAAGCTCTAACTCTTACTGCTGTTTATCGTTCAATTCAAATCATCGCGACACCAATCTCTAAAATGCCTATGCAGACTTTTAGATATGCGACAGGTATCGAGGTTCCAGTTGAGAACCCTGTATTAGTAAACAAACCAAACTTTCTAGAATCAAAGCGTGACTTCTTATTTCAGACTGTGGTCTCCATGGCTTTGGATGGTAACGCTTTCTGGCTAAAGTCTTATGGCTCTAATGGTCAGGTCAATAACCTAACTTTGGTTCCAGCTAGTGCAGTTACTATTCGTCTTGTAAATGGTGTCAAGCATTACGACTATCAAGTAAACGCCGATACTCCAGTCGCAACCACTACAACCGACATTCAGCATCTAAAACTTTTCAGCAGAGTTGGTTACTTGCGTGGACTAGGTCCGATTGACTCATGTAATAAAGACATCGCATCTGCTTTAGAACTTCGAAACTTTGCTTCAAACTGGTTTAGTGCTGGTGGCATTCCTACAGGTATTCTAAAAACTGATAAGCCTATTGGTGCTGAAGATGCTAACGAAATCACTGAAAGATGGCACGCCAAGCAGTCTGAGCGTAAAGTTGCTGTTTTAGGTCAAGGCTTTGAATGGCAGACGGTACAACTAAATCCTAAAGACGCTCTGTTTACTGACGTTCAGAGCCAGCAGGTTCAGGCTATCGCTAGACTTTTCGGAGTTCCAGCCAGACTTCTTCTAACTGGTGTAGATGGCTCTAGCGACACTTACAGCAACCTAGTCGATGAGTCCCAGACTTTTTATCGCCACACCATTATGAATTACACCGACGCCATCTCTGATGCTCTAAGTGAATGCCTACCACGTGGCACTAGAGTTGAGTTCAACTTTGAAGGTTTATTCAAGGCTGACATGGCTAACAGATTTGCTATGTGGGAGACTGCCATTCGTGCAGGCTTTATGACTGCTGATGAAGTACGACAGAAAGAGGGTCTAGTATGACCGATTTAGAAACTAGAAGTTTTGAGGTTCGCCTTGACGCTGAAACTAGAGAAGTAGTTGGAATAGCTGTACCGTATGGTCAGGTCGCAGACATCGGTGGCATGTACCGTGAGCAGTTCGTTCCGGGTGCTATCCGTTCAGTTGAAGACGTTAAATTGTTTTGGCAACATTCAGAGCCTATCGGCAAGATTCTTGAGGGAAGAGACACTGAACATGGCTTTGAGATTAGAGCCAAAATCAGTGACACTCCTAGAGGCAACGAGGCTTACACGCTACTTAAGGACAATGTCATTAACAAGTTCTCGGTCGGGTTCATGGCTGTCGAGCAGACCAGAGAGGCTGACTTAGTTACCCGAACCCTAGTCGATTTGAGAGAAGTATCTCTCGTAAGTTTTCCAGCGTTCACCGGAGCATCTGTCTCCGAGGTTCGTGAGGAAATAACCGTTGCCGAAGTGGTGACGGATTCAATCCAAAGTAAGGAAACCATTAACATGTCTGAAAACATGGAATTGGATGTCCGTGCTGTTCAAGATGAAGTGGCTGAAATCCGTCGCGAACTTGAGACCAAGTTTCGCTCACAGGGTGAGTACGCTAAGGCTCTAGTTTCAGGAGACCAAGATGCAGTCGAGTTGTTCCGTGCCACAAGCGCAGACGCAGCACTTCGCCCAGCATTCGTAGGCTTCATTAACAACCTAATTAACTCAGGTCGTCCAACTCTAAACGCATTCAACATTCAGGCTTTGCCAGCATCTGGTCTAACCATTGAATACGCTAAGGTAAACACCAACACAATTGCAGTTGGCAAGCAGACCACAGAGAACACAGCACTATCTACTGGTGATGTTGCTCTATCAACTGTTTCAGTTGCTGTTTCAACTTACGGTGGCTACACAAACATTTCTAAGCAGGCTATCGAGCGTTCAACTGTGAACTACCTAGACGTAGCATTCCAAGCGATGTCTCTTGCTTATGCAAAGAAAATGAATGTGGACTTCATTGCTGTTCTAGCTGGTCTAACATGGACTGGTAAGACATTCGACCTATCAGCTCTAACTGCTGCTGCTGTAATGGGTGGAATCGCTGACGGTGCTGCATACATCTACAACGCTACAGGTCTTTCACCTGAGTTCATCGTTGCTGGTGTGACTGCATACAAGCGTCTAGTTTCAATCGTTGATACTGCTGGTCGTCCAGTTGTCTCACAGGTTGGCGATGGCTCAAACACTATCGGCGGCTCAAACATTCCGGGTCTAACTGGTTCTATCCTTGGTCTTCCAATTGTTGTAGACCCAGCAATGGACGCCAAGACTGCATACTTGGCTCACTCTGCAGCATTGA